AACGATAACATCAACATTAATTCCTAAATCAATTATAAAAGGGTCTTTTATATTAATAGCATCAGTCATCAGTCGATACTGCCTTAGATACTGTCTTAAATTTTCCTTAATTGCTTCATTCGATGGAATAGGATTGCCAAGACTATCAGCAGCAAGTACATAAAGGTTCAAAGCAAATGGGTTTGGTGTTCTCTCCTCATTCCACTGTCCTAATTGATAATCCTGTTCAACATAAGCCTTAGAAATACCACCATATTTTGCTGGCATGGCAAAGCATCTTAGAATGTAGTCCTCTTTTGTGACTGCCCTGTTTTGAGAGGCAAAGTTTGCCATAGCTTCCTGACGTATGCTGTCAAGTGGTTTTCTGTTTTGACCGCCAAATGCAGGGTATGGATTGTTAATAGATAAAGAAGATCGAATAGTATTCAATACAGTAGCATCTGTGGTATCCACAGGATCAATTATTTCGCTGGATATTATATTAGTGATTAGATTAGAGGATACATTATCCCTTACTCCATTTGCCACAGCATATTGAACTGTTAATAAAGTATTTGCCGGAGCTGTTCCATAAGTTCGTGTATATAGAAAATTCATAGGGTCTATACTCACATCCACAACTCTTTCAAAATAATCAAGGCCCAAACCTACATTCATTGGATTTGGTACAATTTCTTCGTCTGCTTCACTACTCAACCCAGCACCGAATTGTAATTCAAATAAATCGTCTTTTCTTAGCCTTGTAACGAACCTTCTTTCTGTTTGTCTATAACATAGTATATAAGGCACAGAACTTCGATACTGAGCCAAATTTGGATCATTATAGGGAAGATTTCTAACAGAGGTAGGAACTAAATCTTGAGAAAGATATGGAACTTCGTACCAAACATTTCTATCACTATCTGTTACTTTTATAATTTCAGTGACATTATCCTCTGGTAAAACTATCTTATCGTATATTTTAGGTTCTGAAAATTGAAAGGTTCTTGTCTTAATTTCTCCACTTATAGCCCGAACCTTTTTCTTTAATAGGTAATACTCAATAGAACCATCACCTGTAACAGAATAAACAGTTGTTGTTGTAGGATCGAAACTTGAAGAAAATCTAAAATCTACTGCATCTTTCGTATAAAAAGGCACTGCATCTTTATCAGAGGTTTGAACTTGCATACCCTCTTTTACATATAATCCATATCTAAAGTCTGGTTTAGTATTGGTTCCAGAGCCTATTGAAGGTATGAGTTGGAATATATCAAGATCAACTGATGCAGGTACAACTGTTTTTGCCTTATACCCCATTCCTTGAGCAAGATTATAAAGATTTATCCTCTCTTCTACATTTGAAAGGAAGGATTCCTGTAAATTAACATCTGCAAAGAAGGCGAGTGCGTCTCCTACATAACTCGCCATCTCAATCATCATCGTGCCGGGACTTGCTTCCGCAAAATCTTGATAAGTGTTAGGGAAATATTGTTTTGCATGGTTTATTAAAGCAATTCTAAACTCAGCAAAATCACGGTTAACGTATGAAACATTTCTCTTATATCTACTATTAAGCATTGCCATATTTATACTCCCCTTTCTTTATTTTAAGCCTAACTACATCCACACTAACTCCCAACTCTAACGACAACTCTTTCATAGTACCATATAATTTCCCTGTTTTAGGGTCTAACACCTGCTTGGCGTTTGGATTTTTGTTGCCGTGTTTATCATATTTACCTACGTTTGTGTAGTCTTTTTTTAAACTTTTTAAATGACTCGTATCAGAAAGTTTCCTTCCTTTTAGTTTAGAACCTCCTGTAATAGTAGAACATTTCTTACACTCTAAACCATCTCTATGTCCTCTACCTGCTGCATCCCTCCTACTGTGTCTTATTTCTACATTGCAAGTTGGACAATATCTCCAATATTTTTTCCCGTTTATTTCATTTCCTTCAAAAACACCTTCCGGCATTGGAAATCTGGTTTTAGAAAGTTCCTTGCCTATTTCTGCAAGTTTGGCTTTAACCTCTGCTGTGTGCGGGTTCTTTCTACCATACATTGAATTTCCAGCCCCTATCATTTTTCTCGAATGTTCCTTCCTCCACTCTTCTGGATGAGTCTTACCAAACATATAACTACTCTCTCCTTTCATAGCATCTTTGATGTAAATGTTCGCCTGTTTCCAAAACTCAAATAAATCTGTTGGGACATTGACACCAAACACTTTTTTCAATGCTCTCTTAGCGTGTCTAATGATAAGGTTTGCTGATGAAATATTGAAATGATGCTCAGGATTACCTTTCTCAAAACACTCTGCTAATATAAGATGAGCCTTATAATGGTCTTCTGGTGTTAATAGAATAAAATTATCTGGCTCATTGTTTCCTCCCATGAACACAGGAAGTATATGATGCTTGTGTTTAGCATACGACTCTATATCCTTTTGTTTGCATTCAAACAAAAAGTCTTCATAAGGTTTCAACCTTTCTAACCCATAACCATTTTTTGTAAACTCACCTAACATGGTGTTATGTCCTCCAATTTCCATACTAATTTCCTTATAAATATCGGAATCTTCAAGTTGAACCTTTCTTCTATTTTTTTTCTAAGGTTAGGCCAAGGAAGATATTGATATTTACATTCTATTACCCTTTCAAAAGGTTCATCACAATCGAACTCAAAACTATATAATTCTTTATACTCTATTTTTGGTTTTTTAACTGATGTATGGAAATATTTTTGAGGCTCGAACCTTTGTTGGGGGATTCCAAATAAGGTAGCCTTTATTTTTGTCATTTAATCCTTAATTTAAACTATAAGTTATTCTTCCACCTTTTTCAAATAAGGCTATTGTCCTGTTTGCGCCTGCCTCAGTAACAGAGAATGTAATAACTATTTGAAGGGCATTTTCCGCATCTCCATTTAATCCCGGTATATCTGCTTTTGGTCGTACATCAATGTTGTGATTAATGATGTATGGTAGCCAGAACCCAGCCTGTCTTGCTATTTCAGATTCAAGTTCAAGTCTAAGTGCATCTACATTTTGCTCAAATAAATAAAACTGTATGCCTATTCCAAATTCAGGCTGCATATACCTCTCTCCTCTTTTTGTAAGCAAGAGATTTATATAATTAGAAATGGCTTGCTCTTCTGTAGTCCTTGACATAGCAAAGAAACCATCAGATGCACGATCTGATCTACCATTCATAGGTAACAATATCCCTAATGTATTATTTGCATCATCTTCTGGATAATATTTTAATGCCATTATGATACCTCATTTAACCAAGATAAATCTTCTTCTTCACCAGAAAAAGGTTCAACAGATGGGAAACCTGATTGAATTTTCATCTGTTGTGATTTTTGTGTTGGCTCTTGGAAATCATTTTCCATTATAGATAATACTGTATCTCTAAACTGAGACCGTGTATTTTTCTCTGGTGATTTTCCTTTATCTTTATTGAACATACCTGAATAATCCCTATTCATTGCTTCAAGTACATGATCTACATTTGTATTACTTGAGATTACTCTACCATTAGCATCTGTTGGTAAATTATATTCTTCAAGTAAACCTAATTGTTGTGCCTCTCTTTCTGCCTGTTCTATAGAGATTGTTTCCTGTAAAATAGAATTTAAGAAAGGGTCTTTACTAAGCCTTTTAGTAGGGTTATTATTCGATCTTACTGTCCTTCTGAAATTCTTATGAACCTCTGTTAACCTATCAGTAGGCTGGGGTGTAACCTTTGGTTGGGTAAATCCTTCATTAAGTAACTGCTTCTTAAAGGCTCCCAGTTCTTTACGAACTACTGTTGTTATTATCTCTACGAGTATTCTTGCTTCTTTTTGAGTCATTTATTTAACTCTCCTTATTTTGTATTTTCATTAATCTATAATGAAAATTATGGCATTTTAAACTTTTGAAATTTAGTAGTGCTTAGTTGAGTATATACGGCTACATTAGTCGAGGTAGCTGTTGGGCCTGCTGCTGTACTATACTGTGCTGAACCTTGTGCGAGTTTAGCATCCTCACCAACCCACTCTTTTAAATATTCCATCAATGTATCTAAATCTACTTTATGATCTTTTGTCTGGAATAATATCTTTTCTCCGGTTACAATGACTTCCTTTTTTCCAATCAAAAATAAACTATCATCATAAGCATTAACCACTACCCTTTTAGAGTTTAAAACAATCTGTGCTATTGATTTTTGCCCAAGTTTTTTTACATCTTGGTTTTTATCAAAACCACCTTTTAGTTTGCTTAGTTTTTGCGATGAGGTTACATAAATACTTGATTCGTCTTTTGATATATCTTCTAT